ATGAATACAAAAGACAACATGATAACAGACATTAGTGCTGAACTCGAAAAAGAATTTGGAGTACCAGGTACTCCCGAACGTGCCAAGTTCGATGAAGAAGCATACGCTTTCTATACAGGGCAAATATTATTAGAGGCAAGACGGGAAGCAAAAGTAACTCAATCGGAACTTGCCAAAAGGATAAACGCTACTAAATCGTATATTTCTCGTATTGAGAACGGTTCTATCAATCCAAGTGTAGGTACATTCTATCGGATAATGAATGCGCTTGGGTTAAGGGTTGAAATTGTTAAACCTCTTATGTAATAAAAAAAGGCGACGAAAATAGATTCGCCGCCTTTAAAATATGTCTCAAAAGAGAACTTGCGTAAACAAATGCCTTATGCAAAGGTTACAGACTTGCAAGCCATTTTTTCCAGACTTAGTATTAAGCCAAATGGCTATACCTGCCGCAATAATCGCTCCTACCAAAAAAAACATAATTATGAAATCCATATCAAAGACCCTCCAGCCATTTCTTACCCTGCTTGGTGAAAGTCCATAGATAAATACCACATACAATAGCAGCTCCTATTCCAAATACAAATGCTAATACTTCCATACTACTATTTTAATATTTTATTCGCCAATAATGCCGACGAAGCTGTTAATACTAATCCAAAGAAAGCAACCATCCACATGATTATGTTTTCAACATCAGATAGCAGCGGTAAAATAATACTAATTACCAATCCTGCGAAAGAGAGCTTCGACAGATCAAAGAAATACCCTGCCAGTTTCTCACGCCTAACTCTATCCCGCTCCTTCTGCTCGGACTTCTCTATTTGTTGTCTTTCCCAGTTGCCCATTTCAGAACCGCTCTCACATCGTTTATGACAGCTATAATAATGTTAGGATACTACACAAAGATACAACTATTTGTTATATCAAAACAATAATCCAGCTAACTTAAATAGCGCATTTGTTATTAATTAACAAAAGATCGCGTTCCCATCGCTAAGCATCTAAACTTGGTGATGGATTTTTTTGCTTCTTTTTCAATGAAAAAAAAGGCGACGAATTTATTTTCGTTGCCTTTATAAAAGAAAACTTGCGTAAACGTTACAAAACAGCAACAGCCTTGCGTATGTTATCCAATATCACGGACAGCTTACTATCACGCCGAGCGGTCTGCATATCGTAATTGGATTGCATATTCACCCATATGTAAGCAGGTATTCCGGTTGCCGCCTCAATCTTCAATGCGTATTCGGTGGTTATCGGGCGTTTGCCGTTTATCACCTCGTTAAGCACGGAATAAGAAGCACCAATTACAGCCGCAAATTTCCTTTGCGACATTCCACGTGATTCTAACTCGTCTTTCAGTATTTCTCCCGGATGTATCGGGGTGGACGGTTGTAGCTCGTGCGGTGCGTAAGTTTTTTTTGTTTCCATATCCACAACTATTTGTAATGATTACTAATATCCAGCAAACGGCAGACTGTTACTATTTGCTCGTTCATAACATCCCTAACGGCAAATTCAAGTCGGTATTGCCGATTTATCCGCACGGATGAAATACCTTTCTTATCCCCTTTCAAAACCTCGTAATTGAGTGCATTGTTTCGGAACAAGTCGGTAATGGTATTTGCGGAAGAAAGCACAAAAACTGCCTTTTGATAACCTCTTATCACTTCTGGCTGGTAGCGGTGCTTTTTGTCGTTCGTTCTACCTTCTGTATAGAGTTCACGCAAATAGTCCTTGTCAAATTCAATAATCATATCTTTCCGTTCCTTTGTGCAAAGTTACCTTTTTTGCAAATATTCGCAAATTATCGAACACTTTATTTACACTCAGGGGCTACAATCTGGATTTCCCCCATCGCTAAGCATCTAATAAACTTGGTGATGGATTTTTTTTGCTTCTTTTATAATCGGAATGAACTTCTTTCTATCAATCCCAGGTAAATTGAATTTTGTATTCAGGGATTTGTTATATTAAAGATTTTAACCATCTTTGCTGCATTAAATAATAATCGTTATGTCCATAACAGGTATTAGAGAACTTCTTTCACGTTCAGATGCAAGCGGATCAAAATCCACAATATTGAAACCTTTGACATGGTTCTTAGCACTAATAATTGGAGGTATTTTGACATTACTAAAATTTGGATCGCCTATTTGGTTAACTATAATGCTGGCTGTTATTTTTTGCTTAGGAGTTGCTGTATTCTTTTTTGTTTACATATATTGTTTGATAAATGATAGAGATTCATTAAGAAGTGAAAAATTTACTATTCAAAAACTGGCTATTGAAAAAGGAATTATGGGTGATGATGTGACTGGAATTGCACCATTATCTAATAATCGTCAACCAAACGAATGTAACTCTCGACTATCAAAGGAGGATGGAATATGAAAAAAAGATTTGTAGTTTGTTATAGCGACAACATCCCCAAAGAAAAGGAGATGCATTTTATACAATTTATAAAAGATAATAAATTGGGGTGGTGGCATTGGATTAGTAATATGTGGCTGTTGGTAGATAGTTCTGGTCAAATGACAGCATCAATACTTAGAGACAAAATATGTAAGCTTTATTCTGAAAATCGAGTTATGGTTATTGAATTGGATGGAGATAGAGACACGTGGGCCGGCTTTGGACCAACTCAACCCAAAAATATGTTTGACTGGATAAAACAAAATTGGGGGAAGGATTGAATTTAAATTCCATAACCCAGAATTCCCCATCGCTAAGCATCTAAACTTGGTGATGGGGGATTCTCTCTATTTTTTATAGCACAGTTTACAAGCTCGTTTACCTTGTTGTTTAGCCGTTTCCAAAGAAACCAACTTAACTTCCCCTTTACAATTATCCAGTCCTTTGCAGTTCTTGTTGGAATGGTACACTTTAGCGTATCTACCAGTGCAAATATATACATTTGCCACTTGAGCGGCTCCAGTCAAGGATACCAATAAAGTTACTACTAAAAGTAACTTTAATGTCTGTTTAATTTTTGTGTTCATATAAATTTCTATATATCGTTTGAATTACATAAATCATATAATCGCTCATCTTTGTAAGATAGCACATATTTATACCTGTCAATAGAAACAAAACACGAGAATACACTTCTTCCTAAGTCATCACAAGCAGATGCACTAATGTCTTTTATATTAAAACAATTATATTTATTTACAATTTTCCTGTGAAGTTCCTGTGTGTCACTATTATCATCACTGTAAAATTCTATGCAATAAAATACATTCTTCTTGAAACGAAACAATACCTTATCAAAATACACACCTCCAAAAAAGACGCCCTCTACAGCAAGATATGATGCATGTTTTTCAACTTCATAATCCTGTAAAACCAATTTTCCCATGATTTCATCATAAGAAGATCCAAAACAACATTCATAAAAACAATCTTGAATTTTATTTGCGTTTGCAGATAAACAAGAGAATAAAATAAAAATTAGATATATAATTATTCGTACCATGATATTTATCATTGCTTAACCATCTCAATTTTACCTGTGGCTTTATCAATAATACTGCAACCATCTGTTACATGATATCTTAAATGGCAGCTCAAAAAATAAGATATTATTACAAATGTCAATGTTGCAATCACCAAGCATATCGCTTTTATTTTTCTATATTTATCTTCATCCATAATTATATAATCACCTTGATTTACTTAACATATTCAACAACTTATCTATCTGTTCATCCTTCTTTTTGAGCAGTTCGTGACACTTGTCCAATGCTTCGAGTAGCTTTTCTGTTTCGGACTTATTCACCGTTACCGACTGTCCATGGATATTATCCCCATTCTGATTGGTTTGAACAACGGGGCTATTAAACAATTCGCCATCTCCAGATTTGATCCATTCAATTGATACTTCAGGAAACGCCTCCTTTATTTTAGCAAACAAATTGTTTGGTATCATGATTTTATTGTTGACAATTTGGGAAATTGTCGTTTTATCAGAACCAATTCTTTCAACAAAATCTTGCTGATTTCTGACTCTCTTGTTTTCCTTAAGAGAAGTTATCACATTTCTAAATCTCTGATTTTCTTCCATGTAAACATGCTTTAGTATATTTAACCATTTAATTACAAACAAATTGTTTGTAAATACAAACGGTATGTTTATATTTGCACCGTGATACTACTCTAACAAGTATCACAACGCAACAAAAAAGTTTAATATACAAAAATAATATACATTATGTTAGCGACAAAGCAAAAGCGAAGAAAAAAGACAGTCATTGACGGAATAGTAATGCGCCCTGTCTGGACTGAAACATTTAAGAATTTCAAGGTTGGTGAATCAAAGACATTCTACCGACCGGACCTAACCACAACCCAGGCCCGTGTCATAGCTGCAAGGCTGAACACTTCCACAAACATGAAATTTTCTGTCTCTACTGGAGAGTTGGAAGAATACTGTATTGTAAAACGGGAGGCGTGAGTTATGGGAACTGCATTCACAAGGGAAGAGTTAATGTCCGATACATTATGGCACATCCGAGAAGATCTACAAGAACAGAGAGCCATCTTACAACGACTGGGATATCCTTATCTGAAATGGTTGCAGAAGCAAGGTCTTCTATTCCGAACAAGAAAAGAAGCCAGAGACCTCTGTAATAGTATCAGAGGATTTTTAGGAATGCAAAAGATTACAACTCCGTGCGAAGAGCTTGATATGTCTCTTCTATCCAAAGAAAAGCAGAAAGATAATACTCAATTGTCTCCTCGGAAATTCCCTTGCTCTGCATCGCTGCCTGCCGATTGGAACCAAACGAATGCTGATTGCGACACGCTTCAAGTGCATATTTCACGAACGCACGACGATCATACCAGTTTAGACTTTCAGGTGAACCTGATAAGAAAGAAATAAATAATTCATTTTCATTCATACTGCTTAATTTTTAAAGTTTTCAATCACAAAGTTAAGCAATCCCAGCAGAGGGTAGTGCCTCCGCTGGGAACAAAAAAACAAACAACCCTATGAACGCAGAAATAACATTCTTCGAGAAATCGGTCACCTACGACAAGTTTGTGACGGATATAGCCGCCCGTCTCGCTTCATTCATGAAAGAGGACAAAGACGATCCGGAATATATCTCACAGCGGAGAGCGGAAAGAATATACGGACAGGCAAACATACTCCGCTGGAGAAGATCAGGAGCTATCAAACCAATAATAAGACCGGGTAAGATAGAATATCCAACGGCCCAACTGAAAGAGTTAAGCCGTGTAGACGAGATATTCATCAGATGGCAATTGAGCAAAAAGAAAAAATAAACCAACCGTCGGAGTTTTCCGATATCCGCTCCTTTAGCTCAGACAGGTCAGAGCAGATCACTCATAATGATAAGGTCGCCGGTTCAAGTCCGGCAGGGAGCACCGATATAGACGTTCTTTAACATTGTGGATTAAATCCTGCCTTCCAGTAAATAGGCTTTTGCTTGGGCTGGTAGACGGGTCGTTTCAATCGATCAGCAACAAACTGTATGAGGTTATTGCTTCCGGTGTTGTTTAACCGGTGTTGTCGATGTGAGGTTGGGGCGCGTAACGTTCACTTTCAGATGATCCCTTTCGGTGTTACTCGGTCATGGAGTTGGTCAACCGTCGTTACGAATAAGATATATCCCGGACATGAAGGCGCTACGCTGCTGATTGGATCGGCCTCCGGGAACGAATTAAAAAACGTGATTATGAAAGTACTTATCCAAAAAGAAGTAAAGACAAAACGCTTACGTGAAGTAAGAATCGGGGAAACCTTTAAAAAGGAAATGCACATTGCAGAACAGGTAACAACCCTTTATATCATAGGAATCCCCGTTTTCCGGAAGAAAGAATTATTCAGCGATTAATTCCCTGATCTGATCAAGACTTTGATCTACATACAAAACAGCAGTAGCATCCGGTCTTGAATAGGCAAAATGCACAACAGAACCAGACAAGTCGCTTCTTTCAACATAAGAAATAGAATTAACATTCACGATAAATTTGTCTTTCCCAGAATTTAGTTCAATAAACTTGCTCATTTTCTTAATTTTTTTGATTTGACACTACAAAGTTAAGAAAACCCGGTACAAAGGCGCGAAGCTGTCGATCGGATCGGCTGCCGGGGACAAATTTTTACTCAACTAATTCTTTAATTTTTATTGTTTACAGCTAACGAAGTTGGCAAAACCAACTTATCCGTATCCTCTTGCGACAAGCCGATACGGTTTCTTTTTTGACTCTTTTTATTTCCATACTATATAACTCGTGGCAATCCCTATCCGGGTATCCTTGCGGTGGTTGGTTAAGAAGACCGTATTGCCACATAACAAACATTGATATGAAAGAAATATTTATTCCGCCTTAGAGATGGTTGGGCGGCCAAATAAACAAGGTGAAAATTTTAATTATATCAACGTGTCTCGCCTAAAAAGCTCACCTGGGTTTACACGCGGATCGAGTCCGCGATTGGCCTCAGTTATTTTTTATTGGTTTAGAATAAGTAGTAATATCGCCGTATCGGCCTGTGACAGGTAGATACGGTTTCCTTTTTGAAACAAATTTAAAAATCAACGATATGGAAACAGAAAACAAAATCATCTTTGTGATGGCCTTGCTTATGGCAATAGGCAGTGGTGTCGGGATGTTCTACAACTATTCCCTTGTTCTCTTCTTTGCATGTGGCCTTTCCTTATTATATGCAATACATAAGGAGGAACGGAAATGAAGGAGATCTACATCAAGAACCCGGACGGCGATCTTTGCTACGACGGAGAAGAAACCAATGATCCAGAATTCGACGAAATGTTAGAAGATTGGAGGTTTGAAATGAACACGTACAACTATTAAAACATAGCAAATGAAAACAAAAGAAGACTTGCAGGCGATGAGCCACGGAGAGCTCGTTGAATACGCATTGGAAGCACAGAATAACATAATTATTGCATGTGACTATCAAAGAAAATGCATAAGGCTGGAGGAGATCCTTTCCGCCATCGGCATCGTATATGAGGCTTACAAAAACGAACAACATTAAAAACAGTATAATAATGGAACAACAGATTCAAACAACAGAACTGCAGATTACCCAGGCAAAACAAGCTGCCGAATTTGCACTTACTCCGGTCGGACAGATGGTGAAACAGTTCGAGGTCATGCAACGCATGGCAAAGATGTACACGGAAAGCACAATCGTACCAGAAGCCTATAAAGGCAATGTTGGCAACTGTGTGATTGCGATTGATATGGCAACACGTATGGGCGTGAATTCGCTGATGGTCATGCAAAACCTTTACATTGTCAAGGGCAACCCCTCATGGTCGAGCAAATTCCTTATTGCTACCATCAACATGAGTGGTAAATATTCATCCCTACGATACCGAAAACGAAGTCTCGGTAAGGTCGGAAAGATCAAATATAACGAAACGGTTTGGGATAATGTTGCTAAGCGTAATACCATAGTGGTAAAAGAGTTTGACGGTACAGATGTTGACAACATTGAATGTATTGCCTACGCAACTGAACTTTCTACAGGGGAGACACTTGAATCCGATCCTATAACGATTGAAACGGCAATTAAGGAAGGATGGTATACAAAAACCGGTAGCAAGTGGGTTACAATGCCAAGCCTTATGCTTACTTATCGTGCTGCTGCATTCTGGCAACGTATGTACTGTCCTGAAATCAGCATGGGATTCTTGACTAAAGAAGAAGCTGACGACATACAGGATGTCGAATATGAAGAAATCAAGCCCAAAAACAAGCTGGCCGATCTGGCAAGCAAAGCAGCCGTCCCAAAAAAAATGGAAGAACAGCAACCATACCCGGCTGAAAAAGCAGAGACGGATAGTAAACAACCCTCACAAAAAACCCTGTTATGATTGATAATGCAGCACAGCATACGATAGCTTGGTTCCGCGCCCGTCATGGGAATATCACAGGCAGCAATGTCGGCTTACTAATGAAAAGCGGGCGCACGGACATCTTTTCTGAAACGGGGAAAAGCTACATATATCAAATAGCATCAGAAAGGGCAATGAATCCGGCTATCGTTAATGACGATAGCCAGTTTGCCGAATATCTCAAGCAAACGGAAGTGACCAGCAAGGCGATACGATGGGGCAACGAACAAGAGGCGGATGCTCGCAACCTGTATGCCGAAATATCCGGTCTGCATATTGTGGAGGTCGGTTCGTGCAAACATCCTACCATTCCACATTTTGCCAGCAGTCCAGACGGTTTTTACTACGACGAGAACACCGGCATAAAGTCCTGTCTGGAAATAAAATGTCCCAACCAGGCAACATTCATGCGTTACAAGAACGAGATTTATGACAACGCATCCCTATTAAGCGTAAAATATGAATACTTCTACCAGTGCATGGCACACATGATGTGTACAGGGGCGAAAGAGGTATATTTCATTGCCTATAATCCATACCAATCCGATCCGATACACATCGTCCGTATCCTGCCGGATGAAAAAATATTCGCGGAGATGGATAGGCGTATACGCCTTGCTAACGATATGATAGATAAAATAATTAATTAAACCCAATATGAAAACACAGCAGTTAATAACAATAAAAGAAAGCGATCTTGAACTGATCGTTAGTGAAAAAACATTAGGTAGCCTTACTACTAATGCGATCCAAATCAGAGACATGGTAAAATCAACTCTTCCCATGTACGATATATCTAACTATAACGATGACAATATCGACCAAGCGAAGAGAGATAAAGCTGCTCTCAACAAGGCGGCCAAACTTCTCAACTCAAAACGTCTTGAAATCGAAAAGGAATTTATGAAACCTTTCGGAGAGTTCAAGGAAGTTGTGGCTGAAACCGTAAAATTGATTGGCGAATGCTCTGCCAAGATTGACACGGTAGTCAAGCAGAACGAGCAGCAGTATAAAGACAAGAAACTTGCCGTTATCCGTTCCTATTTCGACGATGGAAATACGAATCTGATCGACTTTCGGAAAATCTTCAAGCAGGAATGGCTTAACAAGTCCACAAGCATGAAAGCGGTACAAGCAGACATTGAAACGGTTTTCGCTAAGGTTGACGAAGATCTTGAAACGCTTAAAGGCTTTGGCGGTGATGATTTTGACGTACTTCGCACATACTATATGGACACGATGAACATTGGCAATACCATCCAGTATGCTAATCGTCTGAAGGAACAACGCGAACGTGCCCAAGCAGCAGAAGAAGCACGTATCAAAACTGAACAGGAACGAAAAGAACAGGAAGAAGCACGTAAGAAAGTAGAAGCAGAACAACCCAAAGTTAGCCAACCCAATCCTTTTAATACGGCTAATCAAAGGATGAATGGGCAACCTTCTTTTATGGATCAGCCTAAAGAACAGCCTGTGCCGGCACAGCCGGAACTTCTAACTCGTGCCTTCAAGGTCACAACAACCCGTGAAAATATTATCGCTCTCGGCAACTTCATGAACGAACACGGCATTGACTTCGACAAGATAGAGGTTCCATGACTTGAGGATGAAGACAGGATAAGTAAAACAGATATTAAAACAATCATAGGTCTGCTCAGTCGGTCGCAAGTACTAATAGACGCCAACTGCTCTAAGCCGGTCGATCTGGATGTAGCCCGCAGATGCAGGAAGATGGCCCGTAAATTAGAAAGGAGCTTGAAATGAATGATTACGAATACATCCCGGATTGGAAAGTCTGGGAATAGTCGAATAGTATGTTTTGCATGGTATTAGTTTAGGTTAGTTTCCCCTTGCCGTCCGTGAGGATATGCGGAGGGGAGTTTTGGGACGAAAGGGAGTGGTCACATAAGCCATGCGTCAGAGCGGTTCGATTCCGCTCCGTCCCACAAATAGGTTGAACGAATTAAAAGAAATAGATTATGATGCACAATTGGTTTGAATGTAAAGTCTCCTATGAAAAGATAATGGAGGACGGAAAGCAAAAGAAAGTGACGGAGCCCTATTTGGTTGATGCCTTGTCGTTT